AAAATTCCGCCCGTGAAGTCGTTCTTTAATGCAAAAACAATATTACGAGCCATGGATTATCGGTACCAAAGAAGACTGCCACTCTTAAATGCGGGCCAGCCGTAGTTCCACGGATAGATTTGCAATCCACCAGAAAGAACCATTGGTTGGTTGTTGCTGGGATGCGTGATGTTCTGGCGTGATAAGGTAACACCTTGGTCAAAGTGGTTCATATATACGGCAGCCATCTCTGGGTCTTCCTGGAACTGGTAGCACCGAGAAGCAGCAAAGTTAATAATCATAATATGAAACTCATCGTTGATGTCAACGTCAAGACCAGAGTCGGTAAGCCAAGCATAACTGGGTTGACGGAAACCACGAATATTCAAAGCGTAGACGCCATCTGGCTTAGGATAAATCTGCAATCCGCCAGCCCACATTGAGAAGTAAACGGGATAACCGGGCACATCGGCGGTGCCATTCCAGTATTGCTGGGCCAGGAAGTCATCAATATAAATAAGTTGATTACCACCGTTGCTTTCGTTCGTGACACTAATAATCTCACGAATGTCGGCAAAGTCAGAACCTACGTTTATTCCTGTTGCCGTAGTGTGGACTTGGGTAAAACCGGTGGCATAACGGCGCTGAGAAGCAACAGTGTTAAGTTCGTAAGTAGTTTGGTACCACGGCCATTTGGTGTTTAGGCTAACAATGCGCTGAAAGGCTTCTTCAATAAAGGTATTAACAAGGTCTTCGCTGATGTCGTCAGACACACCGTTGCCGATTTGAAGGTCGGTAATGTCTTCGACTAGGTCGCGGAGTTCGTCAATATTAAGACCCATCTGTTACCTCATTTTTTGGACCGTGTTCAGCCCAATGCGCTTCTTTCTCGGCTTCTTTAGCAGCAAGGCGCTCCTTCTCCATCTCCTGGAACTGTGCCTTGTAGATAAGCAATCTCTGGGCTTCTTCGCCCTTAACCAAACCTTCGCCGTGCTTAAGGAAGTGCTGCAAGTGTCCGAAACACAACGGTGTCCCTTTTGACTTGGGCGCTCTACATTTGTAATTATCCCAACAGCATCTAGTCGCTGCTGCTTTATAGGGCACGCCACTAGGGGGCGCAATCATTGTTCCGGGATTAACGAACGCTGGTGCTATGGATGTGTCCTTGGACCCCGCTGCACCATACACTGATTGTGTTCCGGCGAGCACCTGGCTACTATGAACCGGCGCATAAACTGGCTGAATATCTGGCATGTTTGCTCCTTCTATATATAGACGTTTTTCTTACACAATCCCATAAAAACAGAATCCTTGGCACCAGTCCCGCCCGAAGGATTAGCGAAACCGATGCCAAGGACAACTGTGCTTGTCGGGTATGAACCCCTACCCATCAGGTTAGACCGGTGAAGGCTCCCTGACGTGCGCGGTTGCTGCAGGTGAGTGCACCGTAGGCCAAGACGATGGCGTAACGAGCATCCTTGCCGTTGACTGTACCGTTCTGGAAGTCGGTGGTCTCAAACCAGTGACCGTTCATACCAACCAACTTCAGGTACTTGCTGTTGAGGAAGTACATGTCGCCTGCTGGAGCAATCTTGTCAAACACGACAGGAGTCTGCTTGAACATCAGGTTCTGGAAGCCTGCATTGGCCTTGGCTACGTCCTGGTACCGAACCTGGGGAACCAACAGTTCCTCATACTTCTGGTACTGGGTTTGGGTTGTGACGATGATGTCGGGAACGTCGTTGCCCTTGGAGGCATCGTTGTACACAGCAGCCATAGCCTCGGTTGTGAGGGTTGTGGTTGCGGAGTCCACCTCGGGGTTCCACCAAGTCTCGGTGGAGGCATCAATGCCACCCACGGCGTTGTTGACGGTACCAACAATGGTCTGGATGCCGAAGAAGTTGTTGCCAGCGCCAGAACCGGTGAACAACTGGGTGTTCATCAATTCCTTGAGGCTCTCTTCAGCCTGCATGATTTTGGCGTTGAGCAACTTGATGACGGCTTCCTTGCCACGGTTCTTGGCCTCTTCAATACCGCTGATAGCGATAGAGGCTGCCATCTGCTTCCAGGCGTACTCAGCAGCGCTGATGCCGTCCTGGGGAGTTAGCGAGATTGTGTCAAATCCCGCATAAACAGCGGCAGTGCCGTTGGAGGCGTACATCAAGGGCTCTACGACTGAAGTACCGCCCTCTTCTACGACTACACGACCACGGCTGTTCAGGTGGTCAAGAAGCACGTTGGCCTTGAAAATGTTGTCAACAAGCGTAGGACGATAGTTCTGCAGCGTTGTTGACAGAATCTGGTTAAAATCTGGGTTACCGGGCATAATGAATCATCTCCTTAAGATGTTTTAGTTTTTGTTTTGTTACTAGAGGCCTAGCGCCTTTTCGGCTTGTGTCCAGGCATCTAGCACGGATGTGGGTTTGGGTGCAGGTGCGGGTGCTCCTCCACGAGCGGAAGTTGAGCCAGAGACAACGCCTGCTGCTTTCTTTGCCTGGGTACGCTTGGTGGTTTCGGCAACCTTCTTCGTTGCGTCTGCCCGCTCGGCGTATACCTTGTCAAACTGGATTAGTTTGAAGGTGTCCTCCAGGTTCTGAGAACCAGTAGCGAGTGCTCGTGCGATAACTTCTTCTCGGTCAAAGTCTTCGCCGTACTTGCGTTCAAGGTCGGTGATTTCTTTCTCCACCTGGCTAAGGGTTTGCTGGTATTCCAGTTCCCGTTTCCACGCTTTGATTTCTTCAAGTTCCTTGACTACGGGGTCAACCCAAACGTCTTCCTCAACGGCTTGGACATTTGGTTGGCTAACACCGTAGTGTTGCTGTAGCAGGGACAAGGTGCCAAACGGGTCACGCTCCAAGGCTTCTGCCAAGGCTGCTGCCGTCTGTACTCCTTGCTTCTGCTTACTGAGTTCCTGCGTCTTGCGGGTATAATCCGCTTGGCGCTGGTATCCAGCAAGAGCCTCCTTGAGCGGAACTTCTACTTCCTCACCATCAATCTTGATAACTACGTGCTTGTCGCCGTACTCCGTTACATCAAGAAACTCTGGGTAATTGGCTTCGTCATCCGTCCAATCGGACTCAACTGCTTCCTCATCCGTAAACTCAACTTGTCCATCCAGGGGCTGGTCTACGTCAGTATCGGTTGCATTATCTAATTCGTTATCCATTGGTAGGGTCCTCTCCTTCGCAGGTTGTCCTACCTATATGCACTTTTCTTACATTTACGCCATAGGCAAGATGCCGGACTCCATCAGAATCTCCATAACCTCTGGCGTAAACCCACCACGATTAACTATTTCCTGAAGGATTTCGGGAGGCAATGACATCAAAACTTCGGGTGGCAACTGCTCGCTACCAGGGATTTGTGCCAACTCGGGAGGCAACTGCATTGGCGCTGGAGGTTGCGCACCAGCAATCTGTGCTGTCATCTCAGGAGGAAGTGGTCCACCGGCAAGTATTTCCTGTAGTAGTTCAGGTGGCAAACCAGCCAATTCAGGTGGTAGTCCTGGTGCTCCCATTGCCATTTGGTCTGGCATTGGTGCAACCGGCGGTTCTCCGGCAGGCAACTCAGGAGGTGGTGGCATTCCGCCAGCCGGTGCTGGTGGCTGTGAGGGATTCACGGGAGGCTCTGTTGGCTCTGGCTTATTGAGGAATCTGTCAACATCCTGCACACCAAAGCCCTGCTCAAGTATCAGTTTTGCCAAGGACTCAAGGTTAACCACCCCGGCCTGAGCAAACGGTGCCATAGCGTCAACAATCTGCAAAGCACGCTGGCGACGGAAACCCTCGTTCTGAGGAACCGTTGAACCAGCCTCAACGCTAAAGTCAAACTCGCCGTCAATATACTCTGAGTCAAAGTTAACCCACGCCCAAGCGCCACGCTTGTCGGTAACACGGACAGTCTGCTCTTCGGTCATAAACTGCTGAGCAAGTTTGATGAGGCGATAGGCAACTTTGGCAATGCTGTGTTCAATGATGGTTAGTTTTTCTGCGGCACGAGAATCTGCTGCACCCTGAAGAATACTGGCCTCGGTAGCAGTACGACGAATATCAGGCAGAACACCACGCTGGTATTCCGAGATACCCGACACTCGGTCAATGTCGTTGATTATTAGTGTTGATTGATTATAGAAGTCTGGTGGGTTAATCAAGGCGGGCATAGGTGCAACCACATTACCCAGGTTTTCGTCACCCTTAACTGGCACCATAGCGTTGTCCTCGTCGGATGACAAGGCGCTGCGACCAAAGTCGTCAAAGGCATTTTCCTTGAACAGGTACTTACGGCTGTAACGCTTACGGTGGTTCATCATCTGAGTACGGGTTTCATTAAGTTCGTACTGCAGGGGTTCAATCGCCTCTAGTTCGCCCATTGGATAAAAGTATCCAGGAATGTCGTAGTTGCGCAACATCGTAAACGGATGTCCGAAAGCAAAGGGAATCTCGGTTGGCTTAACCAGGAACTTGTCTCCACCTTCGGCAGCAAAGACACACATGGTCTTCTTGTCTAGGTCGTAATACTCAATAATGTCAGCATATGATTCGGTTGCGTAGCCAGGGTCAAACGGCTTGTACTGACGACCATCATTGAACTGAGATACCGTAGAGCCGGTAACATCTTGGCGTGCGCTATAGTCATAACGCTTGTCATTTTTGACGTCCTTGATGGGCCGACGAACACGCTGGGCAATCCAACGAATGTCCTTCATTGTGTTTCCCTCAGGGTCAACGAACATATTAAACGGGTCAATGCGCTCAATAAAGGGCCGGTCTTCGGTAACGATTATGTCGGTTTCGGAGAAGTTTACAGGCTTATCTTTTGATGCCCTCTCATCGTCGGTTTCCTCAACAACGACATCTTCCTCAACATAGCGATAACCGGACTTTACCCAGCCGTGACCAATAATCAAAAAGTCTCGGACAGCCAATTGGAATTCCTCTTGGCATTCGTAGTGCTGCCACCAGTAGTTAACAATGGCTTCAGCAATAATTGACTTGTCGGCGTCTTCTGGGCCACGGGGATTAACGACAATCTTGGGGCGACCAATTGACACCGATGGGTACAATGTATTGATGGTGGCAAATGCAATGTTGACCAGCATCCGGTCGTAGGGTGCAGTTGAGCGGTATTGCTTGCCACGATATAGGTTAATCATCCGATTCCAGCAAGGGGCATAATCGTCCCTTACCCAGATTCTTGATGAGTCGTATCTTTGACGATACTCAGCGAGCAAGTCAGCATTTGATTTACGTGCCATTTACTTTTTTCCTTCTTCCATTGTGACCAGTCCCTCCCCGATTGCTGCCAGTCGGCAGTAACCGTTAGGTTCAATCTTCTGTGCAATGATGTGACAGTCCCCCATCTCGGGGCAATAGAACGCACAATTGGAACACTTGACACCCTTTTTGGCATCTGTGTTCTTGGCGGCTGAAACATAACCAACGTAAATACCGTTGCCGTCATCATCAGCAAGTTTGCCGTACTTAGAGGCAATCCCCATCATGGCATTAACATAATCTCGTTCGGCTGGTGCAAGTTTAACTACGGGGTTATCAACCATTGTTGATTCTTCACCTTCGGCCTCACCAAGATTGATGCTGATGGTAAATGCCTTGCCCATGGGGCTATCTGAATAAGTCTTGTCGTTCATTTTTATTCTCCTATAATTTCAGGCAGTGTTTCGCCAGCGCGCCTGCGTGTAATGAAATCATCAAGCACCTGCTTAAGTGCAATTGTAAAAGGGATTCCCGCATCGTTCAATCTTTCTGCCTCACGAACAAGTGCCCTGTATCTACCTTCGTTCATCCCATAACCACCACTATCTGTGTCTACTACAAAGCGGTCACGGATTATGTCTGGTGGGTTCATACTCTGCCCAGCGATTCTGCTAGCGGCTATCCTATTAGCGATTTTACGCAATTCTGGGTCATTCATCACTTCGTCAATTGTTATATTCGGGTCGTACTTAGCATAAGTACTTGTTGGACTACCCTGGTCACGAATAATATTATCTCGGATGTAGTTGTAAGCAAAGATGGCATTGTTGTTACCGATGGACTCTGGCACTCCAGCCTTGGCTGAGTTTGCGAATATCTTTCGCATTGCCGCATCTTCAGTCATTTGCATAACGCGGCGACGAGCAAGCAGGTCCTTGAGCGCCTCTTCGGTTAGTGGTATTCGTTCAATAACTTTCTGTGGTCCTTGAACGGCGAGTGAACTGCTGGTTGGTATGTTGATGTCCGTACCAGTGCGTGCCCGTGGTGACCGGGTAAAATAGGCAGCGGGCGGATTGTCGTAAAGCATGTCCAGAAATCCTGTATTGGTCATCTGTCGATTACCCATAATGTCTTGAACAATGGTGGGCGCTGTTGCGTCCCACATGTAGGTTGTACCGGGGATTGAGTCACCACCAACCGTTGTTGCTTGTCCAGGCTGACGGGGAATAATTTCGCTGATATCTCCTGCTTCACCAGGAACGTTTACGTGGATGCCATATTCGTAAGGATTAAACCGTGCACCAGGATTAGTGATGTTGGTTCGTACTGCTGGTACTGCTGCCTTGGCCGCTGCTCCTGCGGCAAACAAGTTAAGAAGGTCTTCGGCACCCATTGTCAAACCCTCACCACGACGGTAAGCGTTGACATAGTTAATGCCAGGTTCACCAGTATCAACCACTGGGAGTAGGTCAGCAATATTTGAGCCTGTATTGACAACGCTCTTTACTGCACCGAGAGGGATGTCTTGGGGTCTAGTTTGTAGAACCTCTGCCAGTTGGTATGATTGTTCTGTTCCCGGAACAAACGATAGAAAGCCGTCTTTGACTGTCCCACCAAGATTCTTCAGGTTGTCCACAAACCCTTTCTTCTTGGGTTCTGGTAGTGGACCAGTAGCCCGGGTTATGCGAGGAATATCTTCTTCTCTAGTGGGTGCCAAAACGGTATCTGGTTGTATGAACCCCTCGGCAATTAAGGCCTCCCTAAAAAATGCCTGTTGACGGCGTTGTCTTTCTTCTACGGCACGACGACGCTCAATCTCTTCGTAACGGCGTTTTTCTTCCTCACGACGACGACGCTCAATCTCTCTTTCCATTGCGTCTGCTGAAGCCATTACTTTTTATCCTTTTTCTTTTTGTTGCGTTCCGAGATAGCCTTTGCTTTTCTGCGGGCGTCAGCCTTGGAACTTGCGCCCCATGCGTACAGGGACAGGAGCAGGCGTGTGGGCTTGCCATCCTTGTCACGCTCAGGACCAGGCATATTGCCCATACGGGCTAGGAATGAAGCACGGCGTGGGTTATCTCCAGATTTAACTGGAGCCCTAAGGTCAGAACCAGGATTAGCCTTTTCGTAGGACTTGCGTCCCTTCTCGTTTAAGCCACCTTTTTTATTCTGACCCTCTTTGCGAGTCCACGCTTCAGATGCCATTATCTATGCCTCTTTGTCTTTTCAGCAATCTTTTTAGGTTGGGCTACATATTGTTTGCCCTTCTTGTTGCCTTCTGCTTTTGCCCGATTAGTGGCAGCCTTTTCTGCTGGTGACAATGAATCCCAAGCCTTGTCAGGTAGGTAGCGCTTCTTGCCTTTGGACGGCTTTCCATCCGAAGTGCGCCACTTCTGGTCAGTCCACTTCTCCAAAGACTTTTGAGATTCTTTCTTAGCCATCAGTCTTTGTAACCCCCACCACGCTTCTTATACTCAGACGCAAGAAGTTGTGCTTTACGAGCAGACCACTCACCTGGGTCGCCACCCTTTGAGCCAGCCTTAATCTTCTCAAACAGTTGTTTGCGCATACCGGGCTTGGTGTAATTACCAGCCTCATTGACCCTTGATGGTGCCTTCTTTTTAGATGCCATGATTACTTTTTCTTCTTTCCCTTGGGTACGCAGTTAGGTACCTTCTTGCCGCCCTTGTTCTTCATTCCGACCTTCTCGTAGCCGTCCCAACAAGTCTTAGGGGCTTTCTTCTTGGCTGCCATTACTTCTTCTTCTTTGGCTTTTTACGAAGCGCCTTAAGGTCGGCTTCTGTAATCTTGTCTCGGGGTTCAGCAACCCTGGCAAGTTTCTTTTGTTTATTTGAATACTTGGAATACGGCATTGCTCATCCTTCCTTGTAGGGCTTTGGCTTTGGCTTTACCGGCTTTGGCGTTGGCTTTGGTCTTGGCGCTGGCTTTGGCTTGTACATTATTTCACCGCTTTCATTGCTGCATCTAGGCACACTTCAAGACTCTTTCTGTTTTGTTTGGCACGTGTGGCTGCTTTCTTCGCAGTTGACGCATTCAACTTAGATGGCGAGCAGGCTTTTGCTACCTTGGCAACTCTGTCTCGGGTTTCCTTAACTTTATCTTTTGCCACTACTTAGTCTCCTTATTTCCTTGGTAATCACGGGACGAGAGGGTCCGGGCCCTATGATAAATTGGTCCTCAACACCAGAGCCAAGTCCGTAGTTGCCAGTTAGACCTGCGGCTTTGTAATGCTTTTTAACACTGGCATAACCCTCTTTTGCCATTGCGGCTTCTTTTGCGGTGGCAGCACGTGGTGAATTTCTTTTAGTAATTTTATTCTGAGCCAGTAGGTTATTGACCACCTCTTCACGACGTTTCCGGTAGTGGTCGTCTCTCTTCCTGTCGTCTTCACGAACCATGTCGGGCGGAACGTAGGTGCCATCGGCAGCAATCTTGCCACCGTTGGGCAAACGACCGGGATTCCACAATGTCTTTTGTCCCGGTTTTAGTTTGCTTAGTTCAGCATCCATGAGTTCTTTGAATGCTTCGCCGTCAAACCCCTTATCGGTAAGGTCTTTTCTTAATGCACCACGCGCACGTGTGTCTGCTGAACCGCTGTCTGTTTCATATTTCTTTACAGCGTTAATGTAGGCTTCGCCCATACGGGTATTACGAATACTTTGTTTGTCTTTTGCCATTACTTAGTCTCCTTGTCAAGGTGCCAGTCAATATGCTTTTCTAATTTGTTGTCTACTTTATCAACGGTCTTAATTACTTCGTGTAGAAGTTCTCGTGCCTCTGAGTGCTGCTCTGAGTTCTCTTTGCGCAGGTTCTGGATGACCGCTACCAGCGGACCTAAGATAACGGCTACCGCCAGCGTCAACCAGATGGGGTCGCTCATTAGATAAGTTCCGCCCGCTCGGGCACCTTGGTAATCTTCCCACTCTTAAATGCGTTAGAATCCTCGTAGTAGCGCTGTTGTTCACGGATGGTTTGACCAGACTTAAATGTATTAGGCACGCCTAAAAAAACCAACTTGATATGGCAAGCAAAGCAAAGACCCCTTTTTAGGTCGTTTTCGGAGTCAATCGGTTTTGAGCAGGTACAGTAAGCCATATAAATCTCCTATTACATAGCGCATTTCTTACATAGACACGTTATGAGAACCGATAACGAACTTTTCCGGTTCCTTCTTGGACACTTTGCTGGCAAACCAGTCAATACTAAACGGCGTTTTCTCAACCTTTGGCCGGTATTCTGCGTGCCAAACGAACTTAAGCATCTGGTTAGCAATGGCTAAGGACATCACGCAGTCGTCGTGTGGTGAGCCGTGAGTTGACCCGTTGTCGTCACGGACGAATGTTTTTAGTTCGGCAATGGTGTTTTCGCACCTAATCTCTAGCACCCCATCACGGATATTGGCGTTCAATTCGTCCACTGCCAGGGGCTTTGACAGGCTGGTGGTTCTCCAACCGAGCGTGTCTGATGCCTCGGCATTACGCTGGTTCAGACGGCGCTGGCGGTAGATGTTGGGGTAATTACCTTTATACAGGCTGGTCAGCGTGGTAAGACCGTGGTTGTTGGACTCCACACCAATAAGTGCAGCGTTATAGAAATGCCCGAGACCGTATAATATTTCACCAAATTTATCTGGGTCAATGTGCCCGTGCCAGTGGGCTACAACCAATCCACTCTTGGCGTCAACGACGTGGGCCGAGGAGAAGTCACCACGAGCCAGCCCTTCGGCTACGTCAGCCCCAATGGTGTACGTAGAACCAAATGCGGGCAACTGCCATACCTTGAGCGCTCCACCGTCCTGTTCATAGATGTAGGAGTTAACTCCCGAGTGCAACTGCTTCAGGTATCCCCGTTGAGGTTTGTCAATGACCTGGCGATGTAAAGCGTCAATATCAAATACGGGGCGCCCAGAACGAATAAACGCCTCGTCTGGGTTGCTGGGATATTCCTGGTGCAACTGCCAGTCGGGTAGTTCTTTGGCTTGGGCTTCGTACCAACTTATATCGCGGTCTTCGTTCGCTGACCACGGGAAGAAGATTCCGGTAAATCTATTGGTGCCAGACTGGCTGCCCATCCAGAGGTTATAGAAGGGGTTGCCTTCGCCCTTTGCCGTTGACAGACAGATAACACGACCACCTACATCAGCAATTGGTTCAATGGCTGCCCACGCTTCTTCGGGGTTAGGCAAGAACGCCATCTCGTCAATGATTACCAAGTACACCGACTCACCACGAGCAGGGTCGTTTGCCGATGGTAATGATTCAATGATGCTGTCGTTGTCAAACACCATCTTGAGTACGTTGTTCTGAATAAGTTCAGGGCCACGCTTCTTGAGCCAGTCTGGTAAAAACTTATACAGATATTTGGTTTTTGACAGAAGTTTGCTGGCTTCACGCTCGGTCTTTGACAACATAACCACAAATCGGTCGGACCAGAAGAAGGCAGTCCAAAAGGCAAACGCTGCAGCCAGGGTAGAGAAACCAATCTGACGGGACTTAAGAACGATGGTGTAGCGCTTGTCAATCCACGCCCGTACTGCCTCTATCTGTGCACCGCGTAGATTTAACGGAATCTTGCCTCGTGACGGGTGTTTGATAAACACATAGTTTGAGCAAAAGAAAGTAAATGCTTCAACCAAGTCGTCGGTCGTTGGGTTTTCGCCCGGACCACGACACTTGCGGAACTTATGTTCATCAATGAGTTCTTGTAGTGCAACCATTATACTGCAGCAATTACTTCATCAAAGTCCAGTGGTTCGGGCATTGGTCCCATAATGAGGGGAGGGGGCTCATGGGCGTGGTCTTCGTGATGGTGGTGTTCTGGCTCAGGTGTACCTTCGGTGTTGCAGATGAATGTACTAATTATCCACTTATCAGAAGTAATGGCTACGCATGACTCATGGGGATGAGTGAAGGTTGCTGGGAATAAACAGATTCGCCCCGCCTTAGGCGCAACTTTAACTTCGTGCAATGGGAAGTTTGTTTCGCCACCATATTCAACATCATTGAGGTAGATAATCGCAGCCAATACTCGGTTAGAAATTGGTGAGTTTGGAATAGGGAATGAATCAACATGAACACGATAAAAACCTTGATTCTTAGTATAACGCTGAACCTGAAAACCAGAGTCCTCAATGCGTACCCAAGTATCAAGAAAAGTATAGTTCTGCCGGTAGATTGCGATTGCGGCAGTTAAGGCATCACATATCTTTTGTTCTAGTTCTTCATCTTCTTTTGTCCATACCAAACCACTGTTAGTACTATAATATAAATCATTACTCAGTTTAGTTGATGGCATAAATCCGCCAAGGGTTCTTCCTTGAAATGATTCTGACCAATGAACCGTAATTCTGTTGAGGAATTCAGCGGGCACACTGCCCATTAATCCGTCAACAACTAAAATCTGCCCCACTTTACCGGCGGGATAACCTGCTGTAATCATTATTGGCTCCTTCTAATTGTTTTTACTATACCAATAGTACCATATAAATCACGAATCTGCAGTAACATCTTCATAATCATAGCCTCCAAATGCACGGCATTTCGTTATCTGACTCACAAGCCACTCGTTGATTTCCATAGAAAGTTCAGGAATTGGCTCTGTAGTTCGTGCGTTAGCATCGGAATCTCCACGCAAAAATCTACCCAGTTTTTCATATGGGATTTGGTTGATTACCCATTGACGAAGATTGTCTGGAAAACCCATTACATCAAGCATTCCGTGACTAACAATTGCCACTTCTTCGGTGGAACCGAGTTCCCGATATGCCCAATCCCACTCAACTAGATAACGCAACATTTCTTGGAGAGTTCTCGTATGGTATGGGCGACGAATCATGTGTTCTTCTTTTTCATCTTCGTCTAATTCTAAATAAACAATAAATCCGTATGGCAATGCTTCAATGACTGGGTAATACATAGTTAAATCTTCGGCCAATACAACATGGTCGCCGGTAAATGGGTCTGGTAGTTCATCGCTTCCACAAACGCATTTACCATCAACTTCGTAATGAAAACTCAATGGACCAGTGGCAGCGGAATCACAACGAACATGCGGGTAGACTTCAGCAAGGTCTGGTGAAATGCCAGCCCTTGTTAAAGCAAAAACACCGATGTTGTCGGTAGCACCGACTATCTTGTGGTAATAGCCTGGTGCTCCGGGTTGGTCATAGTGGTCAGAGAACAGCACGGTCGTATGTTCCGATACCATTGCAGGAAATAATTTGGTTATATAACCATTCGCTAAAAAAATCTGGGATGTCGGGAATTAGTAATGGATTGCGAATCCGTGCTTGTGGGTCGCCTTCTAGATAACGATTTACCTTTTCTGGTGGCATATCGTTGGTAAGCCAATTTTCAACTTGTTCAGGCACATCAAGTGCATTCCACATATTGTAGCACGTTTCTGCTAAAGATTCTGCTACACCGCCTACGAATGCTGATTTCCATTCCAGCATTAGGCGAAACAATTCTTGTAATGTTCTAGATGATTCCGAGTGGTGTGCCATAACCGACAAATCTTCATCGGAGGCATTGTCTAACTCATAATATAAAATTACACCATAATTAGGAACTTCTATTACGGGGTATAAGGCAGCGATGTTGCCGAAACGAATAATATGGTGACCAGTTAATGAACTGGGTTCTTCGGACGAACCACAGGAACATAACGCATTTTCAATATCGTATGTGTGATGGAACAAAGGTCCGACTTTTCTCCGACCATCACATCTGCGCATGCCGTTTTCCCTACCCATTTGAGCAGGCACAGCCATTCGTGCTATTGAAAAAACACCATGTGTGTCATTAAGTCCAATTTTTCGGTAGAAGTATCCTGGTGCGCCGGGTCGTTGTATTGCATCTTGAATTCTCATTTATGCAATCCTTATGATGAAAATAATTTCTAGTGACGCTAGCGTGTGAGTATGTGCTGGGGTTGAGGCGTTAATTGTGCTGGCATTACCAGCGGTAAACGAGGAGTTGACGTTGCCAGCCGTAAAGGACGAGTTCACGCCAATGGCTGTGTTAACCCCACCAGCCGTAAAGGACGAGTTCACGTTGCCAGCCGTAAAGGTTGAGTTAGGGCTGTATGCTGCGTTTACACCAGACGAATTAACATTGAATCCGTGGCTATGGTCAGCGTTATTACCAGCAGTGTTGTTGTTTGCACCTGAGTTGGGTTTAAAGTAACCGTGAGAGTGGTTGGCGGACTGGCCTGCAGTGTTTCCGGCGACGTTGTGGGTGTGGTTGTTCACATTACCAGCGCTGAACGTTGAGTTTACGCTACCGGCACTAAAAGTGTCAGCATGAACGTGAGATGCTGCGTTGCCTGCGGTAAATGATGAGTTAACACCGCCAGCAGTAAAAGATGAGTTGACACTATGTGTATGAGCATCAACGGCTGAGGCGGCGTTAGTAGTTGCCGTG